GTACTCGGCTGAATTCTGGGAACCGCTGCTGCAGAATGCAGAGTTCAAGGAGTTCGTCAAGTCGTTTTATACTGTGGGCTATCGGTCTATGATCGATGGCGATGTGGTTGAAGCAAACGAGGCATCAGGCAAGATCTCGAAGGCTGATCTAGCTAAGATGCGTGGTGATGAGGAGGACGAAGACGATGGCGAAGAATAAGATTACTGATAAGTCATACTCTCTAATCGAGAGTGCAGATCTAGAAGGCTCACCAGTAGCCACATATTCTGTCAAAATCCAAGACAAGAAATACAAGGACGTTGTCCTTTCGTTCGGCAAGATCAGTCTAACAGTTCGAGATGATGGTGAAACAGCCAAGCTGTCATTCAAGTATCAGATCGATGATCCTGCTGAATTTGATCGACAAACACTAGAATCCGATCATAATTTCAAAAATTATGCCGGTGATGTCTTGTCCCATATCATTCAAACCGCATTCGATAGCGGAAACTACAAAGTCGGCGATGCTCCGACGAAAGCCTCTGACGAGGTAATTGATGTCAACTCAACTACAGACGACAGTTCTACAGAAATTAGTCAACGATGAGAAATACTGCAGAAAAGTACTTCCGTTCATCAAGACCGAATACTTCGATGCGGCTCACAAGACTATCTACAGACTTGTACTTGACTTTATCAGTAGGTACAACAAGCTGCCAACCAAAGCTGCACTCGAGATCGAGTTTCAAAACAACGCAGAAGTAGACGAGGAGCTTTATCCTCACGCAATCAAGGTTCTGGAGGCAGTCGACCAGAATCCAAATGTCGAAGAAGCATGGCTTCTCGAGAACACAGAAAAATGGTGCAAAGACCGTGCTGTGTATCTTGCTATCATGGATTCGATCCAGATAATCGATGGCAAAAAGAAGGATGTCTCACGTGATGGCATTCCTGACATTCTGCAGAAAGCGCTGGGCATCAACTTCGACAATTCTGTAGGTCACGATTACCTGCATGACTTCGAAAAGCGTTATGACTTCTACCATCAGGTTGAAGATCGGATGCCGTTCGATCTTGAGAAGTTCAATACCATCACTAAGGGTGGCGTTCCGCGTAAGACACTGAACATTGCTCTTGCTGGTACTGGTGTGGGTAAGTCACTCTTTATGTGTCACGTTGCTGCAGGCGCGTTGACTCAAGGCAAGAATGTTCTTTACATCACGCTTGAAATGTCCGAGGAAAGAATCGCTGAACGTATCGATGCTAATCTGATGAATGTTCAGATCGATCAGCTCGCGACTCTTCCCAAGGATATGTTCGAGAACAAAGTGATGAAGATTGCGACATCTACTGTTGGTAAGCTCATCATCAAGGAGTATCCGACAGCATCTGCTCACGCCGGTCATTTCCGTGCGTTGCTGAACGAGCTAAAGCTGAAGAAGGACTTTGCTCCGGATGTCATCTTCATCGATTATCTGAATATCTGCGCGTCTTCAAGAATGAAGGGTCTGGGCGGTTCGATCAATACGTACTCGCTCATCAAGGCTATCGCGGAAGAACTTCGCGGCCTTGCTGTTGAATTCAATGTGCCGATCTTCTCTGCGACACAGACCACTCGTTCCGGTTTCGGCAATACAGACGTTGAGCTGACAGATACTTCTGAATCGTTCGGTTTGCCTGCGACTGCTGACTTGATGTTCGCACTGATCTCAACTGAGGAACTCGAAAAACTTGGTCAGATCATGGTGAAACAACTGAAGAACCGTTACAATGATCCGTCTGCTAACAAGCGTTTCATCGTGGGCGTGGATCGTGCAAAGATGCGGTTGTTTGATGTTGAAGACAAAGCACAAACTCTGGCCAAGGAACCGACGATGCGCGGTGGTAGCAATGACCGTGACTTTTCTGGTTTTAAGGTGGAATAAGTGTTTACAAGCACAATTAACCTGTTAGATTATTAACCATGGGAATGTTCGACACAATTGCTTGGGCTGATTCAGTTCCAACCTCTCCAGAAATGGATGAGCTTGGGCTGAATAAGCGTGACTGGGAGTTTCAAACTAAGGACTTCGACTCAGCTCTTGATCTGTATTCTGTTCAAGACGGTCGTCTGTATATTCAGAAGTACCGTAAGAACGAGTGGATCGAAGGCAATCCTAAAGCTGCAGATTGGCAGGATAGATTTGGTTACCTCGAAAGAGAAGAACCTTATTGGGAATTCGTACAAAAGACTGATACTGTCAGAATGTATGACTACCGACAGAATGTCCAGCAGCAATGGGACTGCACAATCGACTACGAGGTCATCTTCATTGACGGTGTAGTTTCTTCTATCAAGCTAGTAAAATTTGAAAAGCGCAGTAATGTTGATCGATTGCTGATCGACAAACATTGGAAAGAGAGATACGAATATGAGAATTCTCTTTGGCGCAATCGATTTTTCTTTCATACTCGGCCGTATCGTTTATTCGCTCGGCACGCACGCAAAGCACTCTATAAGCTAGCCGATTGGACTTACACTTTTGCAAACAAACTATGAGCAATACTACCACAAAGAACGTTGAGCAACTGAAGATCTACAACTCGCCGATCTATCGCAAGAAGATCAAGCGCATGGTTGAAATGACAAAGAATGTCTATGGCATTCAGAATCGTATCCCGCGCGGCAGTCTGCCGAAGCTCAAGGAGACTGCGACTTCGAAGCAGAAGTCTGATCGTGCACTGCAGGAAGCTTTTCGTCTGAACATCGATGTTCTGCACTACTTTGCCACGCCTATCAGCGGTCATCGTACCGTCGAGGCTGCTCCTGTTGCTACGGAGGAAACGTCGCAGCAGTAAAACACACCACGATGTCCTACAAGCTATTCCTGGATGATGTCAGGAATCCAGCGGACGTGAAATGGATCGAGCTTCCACTCGGGCCATGGGTCATTGTTCGCAATTTTCTAGACTTCAAGGTGGTCGTTAGTTCGCGCGGTCTACCGGAGCACGTGAGCTTTGACCATGATCTTGCTGAGGAGCATTACAATCCTGCGCTGTGGGCGAAGAGCAAGCTGACTGACTACGCAAAGCTAGAAAATGCTACTGGATATGACTGTGCAGTCTGGCTGACCGAGCATTGCCGCACATTTGAACTTGACTTGCCTTCCTATACCGTTCATAGTATGAATCCAGTAGGTCGAGCTCGAATCACTGCTGCGCTGGAACACTACAAGTCATACTGCAAATCTACAATCAAATGATCTCATCTATTGCATTTTGGGGTATAATTGGAATCTGGTCTTTCTTCGGAATTCCGTTTTACTGGTCTAATTACGACAAGATTCCAAACAAAACAAAAAGGCTTTTTCTTAAAGTAGTGTGTGGACCAATTGTCTGGTTTGCGTGCTCTTTCATCATTGTAGGATATATCGTCAACATCACAGATAGCACAGTTTCTGCATTTGAGCGTTGGCTGAGAAAGCCCTGAGATCTTACCATGATAGACATACCCGAGGACAATCCGTACAAGAATGCTACGTTTGACGAAGAAGCAGACAATGCAGTAGTTAAGTATGCCGAGGAAATCCGTGACTGGATTTACGACCAAGATGGTTCTCAGATTGGAAAAGTAAATCTTGATGAAGACTTTGTGGCAAATACTGACCATACTTTACTTGCTCGCCAATTTACTATTCGTACCGATCTTGGCGCTGTAGTCGTATTACCTAACTTCACCAAGAAGAAACCTGCAGTTGCTGCTGTTCTCAATCTTGGTGTCATTCGCGGAATGCACGCGGAAGGATACACACTTGAGTACATTCAACAGAACGGCAAGATCTACGGAGACCTACGGTCGCACGACAAGAAGAACGTTGAGCTCTTCGGGTATTATCTCACGCACAAAATCTAATGAGTCAATCATTCAGTCATCAGTCAGTAAATCTGATCAGTCATTCAAAGGCAGCTAAAGGTTCGCCGGTTCTCATGGATATGCAGGAGCTTGTGGCATACTGTGCTCGAGTTAGCAATCCATCGAATCAGAACAACCTTGAGACGTCCGAAAAACTCGTGCGTTATCTGATCAAGCACAAGCACTGGTCACCGCTCGAG